AGTTTTTTTACTAATTTCAATGTTTTTTGAGTTTTTTTTATTTTTATTGCTGCTATTTGAACCAATTCCTTGTATTCGTTTTTTTTTGACCAATTTCTCTCCTGACTACCTTTCCAAGATGTATATTCTGTATCCAATATAATAAATGTATCTGGTAATAAATCTTTAAATAACATATTATAATATAAAAATATTATTTATTTAAATACTAACATCTCTCCCAAATCAATTTTATATAAAGACACTTATTAACGCCTTTTTTTTGTTCCTTTTTTTTTCTTTCTTCTTTTCTTCTTTTTTGTACGTTTCCTTTTTCTTCCACCTTCTAGGAATATAAAAGTGTTTATATTAGTATCTATATTGTCATGGTATAGTGTACACGCCTGGCCTCCTGGGTCTACTTTGCATTGTTCTTTCAAAGTAGCCATATTATTAAATACAATAGACAACAAAAAACATAAAAACAAAAAATAACAACACTCCGCGCTACCACCTTTTTGCCCTCCTCCACCATCTGGTCCTTTTTGTATGTATTGGTCAAAAAAACCACTAATTTTTGCTTGTACTTCATCATTTTTCAGTAGGTCATTTAAAAATGTATCTGTATCTGTATCAAATATTGTACCTTCTATTTTTTTAATCGGAACCTCACTAAGCGTTGAAGAAACAGCTTTTTTAAATCTTTTTTTCAACTCCTTTACGTAATCGAATTTGACTTTTCGTTTAACTCCTTCTATATCAATAATTTTACTCACAATGGATTCAATTGTCCATGACATATTATATAATAACTAAATATTATATTACTATTCATCATCTCTCCCAAATTTCTTAAATTGAAATAATTAAATACTTATATTATCAATTCATAAACAAATCATGAACTCACAAAACAATCAAATTACAAGTCCCTCAAAAAAAAATGACAAAAAGATCCGTTCTAGTCACGGTCCAAATGATACGCATATAACCTTGTATTTACCACCGACCAATAGAAGACATGTGCCATTAGAAAGTATTGAATGTGCAGACCCTAGGTTTAAAGAGGAAATAAACAAACATATTAACGATGAAAATTTCTTGGAAACAGACATCGGAAAACATCTTGAAAGAAAAATAAAACCAATGATGATAGATAATGGATGGTTATATATGGGATATCATTCCGGAGCATTTTACGCATTTGATTGTATAGAAGCATATAAGTGTTGTATGAAACATATTAAAAAAAAACCATTTTGGAAAGATATGCCTGATATAAAAATAACGAAAATAGTTATTTGTGGTCCAAGCACAGTTGGTAGAAAAAGTGATCATCCAGTTTATGGTGGAAAAGATTATGTATTAGTTGGTAATACATGTGAATATAGAAATCAAGAACTGAAACCTAACACCAGGCTTCAAGTTGCACCAAAAGAATATAGAAGAACAATTTGGGAGGGAATAAACGCACCAGCGGAATTTAATATTGAATATGATGAAGATGGTGAAGCAATATTTAACAAAACAGAGTTTATAGACTTTCTGGCGCAAATGATGAAAACAATAATAGATAAACAAGTTGAAGAAAGAGTTGGTTCTATCGAAACCGCTACAACAGTAGTTCCTTCTACTAGTATTCATCAAGTTGAAGAATTGCCCCTAGCAACAGAAATAATAGCTGTTAATGAAAATCAAGCAGTCGTATAAGATTCAAAATCAATAATATATCATCTCCCCCAACTCCACAAAATGATACGACGAGATATAAATGGTTTAAAATAATAATTTAAAAAGAATGAATTAATTATTACAATGAATTATAACGTATTAAATCAAAAAGGATTTATCCATTTTAAGAATATATTTGATATAAATAAAGTTAATAATTATTCTGAATATATAAAATCAATTGATTACGATAAAAAAATAAAATATAACAATATTTCTTATACCAATCAAATTATAAATGGCAAACCAATGTTTATGTCATTAAAAAAATTTTTATTAGGTCATAATATTTATGTTTCAAATAAAAATAGAGATGTTATTCAATTGTATGCTATAATATTTAATGAAAGATTAACAAAACCATTTATCCAGTTTAATCAACCAAATATCCCTATAAATCAAAGAATTAGATCATTGATATTTGAAAATGAGAGACCATCAATATATAATATAAATATAACTAATTTACAACTATTAACAACATTAATTAATAATAGTATTTTATCTAAAATTTTAAATGATTATTATATTCTGTCTATTAAATATTTTATTAACAAGCCTAATTCGAATGAACAAGAAATTCATTGTGATGAGCCAAACAACCAGTATGGTGAAGGGATTATTTGTATTATACCCCTTAATTATAATTCTAATGGCGGGACTACTGCTTTTTATAATAATGAATTTGTTAATAAATATAAAAATATTTCTAATAAACAACAATTATATAATATAGGACATGTTGATAATTTATCTGAAAACATAAAAAAAGATTTTTTAAATGCTGAATATAAAGATATATTTAATATTGGAGATTGTATATTATTTAAAGGAGATACATTTCATAATGGCACAAAAAACAAATCGAATTATAATAGAGAATTTTTGTATATTATTTTAATAAAAAAAAGATAAAATCCTTAAAAACAAATCAAAAAAGAAATAATAAAAATTATAAATTATAGTTTTTATTATACATTTCATATATTCAATGGTTCACAAATTTTTCAATTTTCTTTTTTTTCTATACCAATGTTTAATTTTATTTCCTGCTTTGTATAATTGTTTATTATATTCATAAAAAACAAATGTTCCAAATAAAGACCCAATAGCAGAAAAAATATGCCAATACATATGAAAATTTATTATTTTTGTAAAACACAATCGATCTAATCCCCAGCATATACTACCGAAAATCATACAAATAAAATAATATTTTCTATAATCTAAACCTACTTGATTTCTTATTATTTTGTCTGATGATTTATATTGGTAAAATAATAAAACAACAAACATTAATAAAAATATGTTATGATTGTTATTAAATACCATATAAGTTACTAATATCAAATACAATATATAATTGGATATATCGTAACAAGCATATTTTATCATGGTAAATAATAAAGCTAACATACCCATTTCATCCATCCATTGTCCATACCATCTCAAAGTGCCATGTAATCCAATAGTTCCGATACCCATAACAACCAAACTTATTCCAATATTTTTTACAAATGTATTCATAAAATATAATCCAACACAAACGTATAATAATCCACTTATTGTATTCCAAAATTCAGCAATATACATAGATTCAACATATTTATCTTCACAAAATATAATGGACGAATCATATTCACCCCAAAACTTGTTAGTAATATTCATTAAATATAACTAACAAATATTCTTTATATAATTTCGTTAATTTTTATGATGTAAAACACAAACTAAGAACCATTTAAATACAAAATTATAAATTAATAAAATGGAATCAAAAATAGAATCAAAAATAGAATTTGAAAATGGTAAATATCAAATATTTAAAAATCTTTTACAACTTACGCCGACAACGTGTAATAAATTAAAATCATATGCTAGAAAACATAGTGAATCAATATTTAATCCAGACTATAAACGATTACAAACCCCCATAGATAAAACACATTTTTTCTATAAAATCTTTGAAGACGCATTAATACAAACTGGTATAACTCGTGGTAGACAAATCAATGATATGGTGCTTTTATATTCAAAAAAAGGATGTAAAAAACAATCATATCATTATGATTATAACCCATATAAATTAAATAATATAAGGAGAAAACCATGTGGAGTTCTTTTTGCTATTGAACCAAATACTAAAATAAATATACTAGAAAAAGGAGAAGTATATTTAGATCAAGGAGATTGTCTCGTATTTGAAGGAGATTGTGTTCATGCTGGTTCATCGTATAATTCTGATAATGTAAGATTACACACTTATTTAGATGTGATAGATATTAAGCGAAGTAAAAATAGTACATGGTTTTATTAATTTAAAAATATAATATATAGTTTAACTATAATGTTAAAACTCAAACTACTATTATCAAAAAATCAAAAAATCATTGGTCATTCATTAAGATATATGCATGATAGAAAACTACCGTTTGTAGAAAATTATAATTGGCATAATGATAACAATAAAAAAAAAATAGGTGTAACATCACCAAAAAAAAATACAACCAGTTCAACCTTAAATCAAAATACAACCAATTCAATATTGACCCAAAAAAAAATCAATAAATAATAATTTAAATAAAATTGACAAAAAATTTGTACTTTAATATTTAAATTATTAACAAACTAAACAAAACAAAACAAAACAAAACAAAACAAAACAAAACAAAACAACATGTCAGCAGTATTTACAAACGCACAACAATTAGTAGTATTAAAAGGTAGTTTAAAGAAAGACCTTAAAAAAGCAGTTAAAACCCGCAATACTAAACGCCGCTTACATAAAAAAGGTTTAAAACCAGTTCATATTCAAATTAAAAAAATGGAAAAAAGCAAACGGTTGGAAGAAAAAACAATTAATAATACTAAGAAATTAGCATTAAAAATTGCCAAACGAGTTGCTAAAATCGCGGCAAAAAAAATAGCGAAGAAATTAGCTAAGGCTGAAAAGGCAAAAGCGAAGGAAGCAGCTAAGGTAGAAAAGGCAAAAGCGAAGCAATTAGCTAAGGAAGTAGCTAAGGCTGAAAAGGCTAGGGTTAAGGAAGCGGAAAAAGCCGTTAAAAAATTTGCAGCTAAACAGGCAAAATTAGCTAAGAAGGCATTAGCATTGATAAAATTTGCTAAAGCCAATAACTATACTATTGAAGATATAGTAGCCGAACTTAATGATCAAGTAGAATCATCTCGTAGTGATAACAATATGGTTACAATAATAGATATATCAGCATAAATAAACCATAAACATAACTCTAATAAAAATATAAAAACAAATAAAAAAATAAAGGTTATACACACCTTTTTTATTTAATGATATTCAATGATAATTAAATTTCAAGCAAATAAACAAATATTTAAATTGACAAAAATTTTGTACTATAATATTTAATTATTAACAACAAACTAAAACAACTAAAACAAAGTAAACAAAACTAAAACAAACTTAACAATATGTCAACGGTAATTACAAAACAACAAAAATCAGAGAAACAAAATATGAAAAATGTTTATTTATGGATTCAAGCAAACAAAAAAGGCAAAATTGTTGCTAAACGAGATTTGTTAAAAATGTTGGAGGTTATGGAAAGAGATGGTAATACCATAAAAGATGCTATTGAAGAATTGAAGCGTCTTAAATACGATTAATAGTTAATAAAATATAAACAAAAATAAACAAAAAAAAACAAATAAAAAAATAAAAGGTTATACACACCTTTTTATTTAATGATATTCAATGATATTCAATGATAATTAAAAGACAATTCAATAAAATAAAAGTAAAATTGACGATATTTTTGTACTATTATAATTAATAACAAATACCAATACTAATAAACAACAAACAACAAACAACAATTAACAAATAACAATGAGAGTAATATACGTTTTATTAACATTCACAATATTATTTACAAGTGTAAATGCTGGATTCCAAAAAGGATTTATAGCCGGTTTTATTTTATCTGATTTTAATCATGAAAAAAAAAGCAAAGAGGTGACAAAACCATTAAAAGGAAATATGATGACGATAGATACTAGTTTATGTGAATTTCCTCCTCAAAAAAATCCAATATGTATGGAAATAAGAGTAAGTAGAAAATTAACAATAATAGAAGAATTAATATCATTTATCCTAATGATAATGGTATTGATAGTTCCATTTTCAATAGCGGCATTTGGTAGTGATGATGATAGGGAATTTATGGTAGGATATATGGTAGGAAAAGCATATAGTGACTATAGAAACCGATATTAACTAACACACCACAGTAAAAACTAAAAAACTAAAAAACTAAAAAATAAAAACAACTTATAACGGTTGTTTTTATTTAAGATATACATCTCTCCCTTATAATACAATAAATAAATTGAAATAAAAATATTAATCATAATAACAAATAATAATAATCAAATAATAATAATCAAATGTCAAGTCTTGAAGAAAAACTCAAATCAGATACAACGATACTAGTAAATAAAATAAGGTCACATCCAGAGAGTAATTCAATGATAGAAGTATTTAATAAAGGACCACCAAAAGATAAAGGATATATGTGGGGATTAAATGAACCAAACTATTGGACAGAAGAAGAAAAAATAGCAATAAATATTATGCATAAATGGGTGTTGGAAATATGGGTTCAGCGAAAATGCAGTGGATATGCTGTTATGTTTCGTTCAATTGAAAGTAAATTAAAAACTATAAATTAATCATAATCATCATAATCCCCTTCTTTACAAATTCTACCAATAAACAAAACAATTAATATAGCTCCACCAAAAAATAATAAAAAATCTATCATTAATAATAGTATATTTTTATCTTTATTTTTATATATTTTTCAATTTAATAATAAATTGAAAAAAAATAAAAGTAAAATTTGAAACTACAAAAATGAGTAGTATAAGTGTTGAGCATCATCCTCCCCCGCATTATTCATATAATGAGACTAGCTATAACGAATTCAACAAAAACAATGAAATATTAATGAATTGGTTAATTGGAACAATGACGGTAATAATAGTAACATATACTATTTTACTATGCTACTATTTCAAAATACTACAATTTATTTGTAAAAGAGCATTAAGAAAGCATGGAAAAATGATAACAATAGGAGAATTAAAAGCAACAACACAAAAAAAAGAAACCGAATCAAACCTTTTATCAAAAGAAATCAATGTTTAATAGTAATAATAATAATAGTAATAGTAATAGTAATCGCAATATACCATTAATAAAATATAACTATACAGTATAATGATATCTAATCAAGTAGCATTAGGAATATTTTTCTTATATTTCGTCTTAATGAGCGGTCAATGTTCTGAATTAATGAACTGTGGATTACAAAGATACATCGATCATCATAATTGGATAAAACACGCAATGGTATTTTTATCAATTTATATTTTTACATTTATTTTAAATTGGTATACATTTGATTCACTTATTGTAGAGAACTTTGACTTGTTAAATAAAATAGACAGTCGTCCTTATCTAGAAAAATCATTTTACTATTCCGTTATTATTTATTTAGTATTTATACTATCAACTAAAAATGAGGGTAAATTTTTAGCAATATTTTTACTTGGTTCAATTGGGTTAGTATTTGCAACTATTTTTACAAAATCAATTAACTCATCTGCTTATAAAGAAATATCCAAACATTATTTTATAGATTCTAAAAAAATCCAAACAATCAAAAAAACCGTAGAAGAAAACGACGGGGATGTTGAAAATATAGAAAAAATAACAACCTTACAAAATGGAATAAATGGTGTATTTTTAGGATTGTGTGCTTTATTATTAGTAGGAAGTTATAGGTATTATTTAAGACAATATAAAGACCACAAAAATAAATGGTCATGGTATGTATTTTGGATGGGTAGTAATAAGTGCAGTCACCTTAATTAAGAACCAAAAAACTCAACTCATTAATATTTGTATAATATATATATATATATATATATATGAATCAAGTAATTATAGCAATGACTCCCAATATTGAATTAGAAGAAAAACTTTTAGCAACAGGTACGTTTCGTTTCTGTGATAATCAATCTCAATGTGGTCCAGATTCAAACCCTCGTAGACCAACAGGAGTATTTTGGAGACACAACGATACACCAGATAATGTAGTTCCAGTCGGATGGACGCATGTCAACAATCAGACTGGTTTTACTGAATGTCCATTTTGTGTACGTTCAAATCAAGAAATACTTGGTGAAGATTACAATGAAATAGAACACGATCAAATAGAAGAAGATACATTACACGCACCAGGAACAACTGGTATCCATCGACAAGCAACATCATCTCCTAATAGTTCAACAAGTGTAACTTCTCTAAAAAAGAAACCATCAAAATCAAAAACTCCAACTACACCATCAGACAAAGAATTATTAGCCAATGCTAAAAAAATGGGTATGCCTTCATCAGCAATTGAAGCAATGAAAAAAAGATTAAAACAAAATAAACGACGCAAAGCAACCAAACGATTTTTAAAATTTGAACCAGTTGAATATACCCCCTCTAAATCCAAATCTAAATCTAAATCCAAAAAGAAAAAGTCAAAATCCCAAACTAAGAAAAACTCAAAAAATAAAAACTCAAAAAATAAAAACAAATAATATCATTATAATATAAACAAGTATATTATAATGACAAATAACAAAACAAAAAAAATAAAAAGGAAAACCAATAAAAAAGGTAATAAAGAAAACAATAAAGAAAACAAAAAAGAAAACAAAAAAAATAAAACTAAAAAAGATAGAAAATGGTCTGATACAAGGTATCCATATAGAAATATTACAAAAAAAGAAGCTATAAAAGAATTTTTAAGACTAAGAGAAATAGCTCAAGATAATATAAACCCGCGTTCTCATATAGGTAACAAAACGGTAGACTGGGGGACAGAAAGAATGCGTAGAAAAACCAAATACAGAAATCGTTCCTTTGTGGAATTATGGAAAAACAAAAAAAAGAGAGATAAACTATTTAAATTTGCCAAACGAATTCACAGAGATTATAAATATACGGTAGACCGATCACTAAGAAACGCCATAGACCTACAATGGGGAACTGTAAATACCATGCGCCCAGCATCAGCCATTCAAATGTATAAAAAATACAAAGCCACCTCCGTGTTAGACTTCACTGCTGGATGGGGAGCAAGAATGATAGCAGCAATGGCACTCGATATCGATTATATTGGAATCGATAGTAATCAATCATTAAAACCAGGTTATGATAAAATCATCAACCTTTTAAAACCTTACACAAAAAGTAAAGTAAAAATGGTCTGGAAAGAAGCACAGAAGGTAAACATAGCTAAATTACCAAAATACGACTATGTATTTACTTCTCCTCCATATGAATATTTAGAAGTGTATGAACATATGACAAATTATGAAAACAAAAACAACCAAATCAAACAACCTTACAGTTCACAAAATATAAAACTAGATGATTCAGCAAAATTCTATGATGAGTTTATTGTTCCAACAATGAAATCAGCATACAAACACCTACCAAAAAACCGTCATATGTGTGTTAATATGCCAGACATGATGTATGAAAAAATAAAGAAACGATGGAAACCAATGACAAGTTTGGAAGAATATCAATTAGTAAAGAGACCAGGGTCAAACTGGAACAAATCACAACGTCGTGGCAAAGAACTAATCTTCTGCTGGAAAAAATAACCCAACTCAATCCAACAAAATCCTCCATATAATTAATTATATTTAGTGAACATTGCGTTCAAATTTAATCTAACTATAATTTATAATGTCATCATGGCTTCGAAGAACTAACACACCAAAAGAACCAACAAAAGAAGAGAAACTTAAATCAGAATTGGATATTTGTAAAACAACAAATAAGCAACTTCAAACGCAATTAGAATCTGCACAAGAAGCAGCAACAGTAGCAGAAGAAAAAGCAAAGAAAGCAGAAGAAAAAACTGGTACGGAGAAAATAAAAGAAGGAGCAGTCACAAAAGCAGTAGCAGCCCAAAAACAATTTACAAAAGCGATTGGTAACATTGGTCGTAGTTTCAGAAAAAATGTACCTGAAAACCCACAACAACAACAACAACTAAACCAAGGTGGAGGAAGAAAACGCGGTAAAAAATCCAAAAAGAACCGCAAAAAATCCAAAAAGAACCGTAAAAAGTCCAAAAAGAACCGTAAAAAATCCAAAAAGAACCGCAAAAAATCCAAAAAGAACCGCAAAAAGTCTAAAAGACGCCGTTAAATTAAACATCCAATCTCACATCACAAATAAATTAACCAAACCATTTAAACCCATTCATTGAATATAAAATTATATGATTACAGGTGATATAATTTTATCTTTTTTTAAATACACAATGTTGAATCAATTTCTTCAACGAATTCAAAATAAAAAACTGGCACTAAACTCTACCGCTTTAATACAGGCAACCACAAGTTCATTTATATGGTTATATGGGTCATCAACCCAATTAAGAATAAATACATCAGGATATTTTTTATTTGATTTATTATATTTACTTACACAACGAGAAAAAAACTTTCTACATTCAACCTATTATTACCATCATTTGGTATCAATATATTATATGTCTCTTGATCCAATTAATTTTAATTGGTTTAATATAATTGGTGTAGGCGAAGTATCTAATATACCTGGTTACATTGTATATTATTATTTGAAAACAAAACCAGTAACACGACAAGGTGTTTTGACAGATTCAGAAATAGCAGTCGAAAAATTAGAAAAACAACTATACAATAGCAAGTTAGAATTTTGGAAATCCGTTCAAAAATTTTGGTTTAGTGGAATAAGAGTGATAGTTGCAACTTATTTAACCTACAATGAATTAATTAAACCAAACCATATTAAACCACTATTACCAGTGATACCATTATATTTTCTAGGAATAGTATGGTCATTGAATATGCATAAAAATCAATAATACATCACCTAATATATAATTTATATAATTTATATAATTTATATAATTTATATAATTTATATATGGATTATATAAGAAATGATATTAGATATATATAAAATTTTATTTATCATTTCGTTTTATTTTATCATAAATACACCAAAAAAACATTTCAATTATAATAATAAAATACAATGGCAATTTAAATTTGCAATTATATATATTGCTATGTTTACTCTTTTTCTATGTATTTATTATGATAACAAATATATAACAAAATATATATTACCATTCTTTATTTTTATAAATGTAGTTTGGCTTATTTATGCACCATTTTTTATGGATTATAAACATAAAATGAATTGGACATATTTTATACCATTAATATTAACAGTTTATTTAATATTTACATTTAAATTTAAAGATTTTTATAGTAAAAATGGAATACTATTAAATCCTAATGAAAATTGGTTTTATTTGTATGTAATATCAATTGTATTATGGACAATTTTTATATGTAATGATTGTAATAAATTATATAGCATTATTCTTACTATTTACCCATTATTTTTTCCTTTTAATGAATTTATGTTACATCGTGGGTTTTCATTATACTTTTATATTGTTTATGGTCATTATTTTAATTTTTTATAAGAATTAAACAACCAATCATTTAAACAACGTATTATATTGTTTAATTCTACTATTATAAATCAATAATATTTTACGACTATATCCTTCTTCATCATCAATATTTCCAAAATTTCGTAAACAAAAATGATAAATATCTTTCCATCGAATATCTAAAATTTCAGGAGCAGTGTGACATACTTTATCAAGTAATTTTTTAAACAATCCATTTAATTCATTATCAGATTCAACTACTTTTCTCATAAGTTCAATAGTAGCTAATATGTGAAATCGTTTACCATCTCCATTTTTAGGTATAAATTTCAAAACATCCTTATCATTATTAGGATCGGTGCTATCATTACCAACTAATAAATCCCAATCTTTTTCACTATATTCAATATTATTCGTATTTTCATTATTCGTATTTTTATTATTTAAACTATTTAATTCAGTCATATAACAAATAATAAAAAGTTATATTTAATATTTTTCATTATATATTTACTGTAATTTTATTTATGGTAAATATATTTATCCTCCATAAAGCATTTATTGTATTTGATTTTTTGTTTAAGTATATCAACGTCATTTGCCTTATCTTCATGTATATTTAAAGGTATTCTTAAAGTAATTAATCTTAATTTATTAGCACATGGGCATGTAGAACCATTAACTATTTTTACACAGTTCTTGATATTAATCATTTGTAATAGTCGTAATTTAGTTGCTGATTTTCCAATCATAATTTAATTATTGATGTATAATTATATTATGAGTAATTCAATTTAATAATTTTCTTAACGAAGACGACGTAAAGCTAATGGAGTTCTTTTCTTAGCAGTTTTACCTTTTTTACCTTTCTTTTTCTTAGCAGTTTTACCTCTTTTCTTACCTTTCTTTTTCTTAGCAGTTTTACTTTTTTTTGCTTTTTTGTAAACTCCTTTTTGACCTTTACTTTTGTTACAAACGCGGTATAATTTACCGTTACCAGTTTTTCTAGTCCAGCATTTTAATCCTCTTGCCATTATAAAATATATAGATATTTTATTTATCACTGAAAATAAAATATATAAAGATAGTAATCTATAATTTGTATCAATGAACGTATTGCCTTCTACATTAACAGAAAATTCTAAGATTTCAGAAACATCATTGGTTATAAATACAAATCAAGATACGCAATTATTAGAAAAAGGACAATCTATTTTAAATAATCATGAATTTTTCAATGATTTATCTAATTTAATGGAAGACCCTAAATTTAATTCTTTTTTTGATAAATATTTCACTGATATGAATGAAATAAAAGTAACATTGACTTATATGAAGCTATATAAGGAATTTAAAAGCAAGTGGAAAACATTAACCGATACAGAATTAGATAAACGAATAAATATTTATTTAATGTGGAAAATGATGAAAGACCCAACATCAAACCGATTAGCGTTACATACCGTATTAAAACATTTTGAAAACCCAACCTCTACAAATATATTTAATGATATTCAAGAATTTATGACTATAACAAACAACGATAAAAACTCTTTAATGAATAATAAATAACTTTAATCAAATTTCATTTTCATTCTATTTTTATCACCCTTAATCTTTGTTCGTTTACCTAAAAATTTAAAATATCGTTTTGCTAATTTATATTGACGCACCTTTTTATCCTTGCCAATACCTTTTCCATCATAATAAACCTTTAATCTAACATACATAATCATACCAACTTGCCAAATGCGTTTATGACTATATTTTTTTGCTTTATATAACTTTTCTAATTTTCTAATAGTTTGTTTTACATCATCAATCGTTTTATATTTTATAGGTATTGTATCGTTTGGATTTTTATCAATATAAACATCAAACGATTTACTAGGATTATTAGGATTAAATAAAAACTGTTTCTTTTTTGTAGCTTGTTTACTACCACGATATTTCCTCGTTTTATTTTTTTTACAAAATTTATAAGGCGCACAACTACTTTTCATTGTAAATCCTCTTACTTTATTTGTTACACATTTTTTTCTTGTAAATCTGCGGGGTAAATCAAAAACCTTTCCATCTTTTCTTGTACATTTCTTTTTTCTAGTTCCAACAAAACAACAATTCTTTTTTTTATTTGTATTTTTACCAATAACCATTATATATTGAATATATATTATTCCATATATATTCAATATTACATACTTTTAATTAACTTACTAAAATCACCATTTACAGAATGATGATAAATAAATCCTCCTAATCCATAAATTACATCAACTAACAAAAATAAATAAGCGTTTTTATTTTTCATAATAGCAAAAATAGCAAATCCCAAATATAACAATCCGTGAATAATTCTATTCCACCATACTTTTTGTTTAAATATTCCAAATTTCCTTTGATTTTTATTAAAATGAAAATATAAAAATCCAAACGAGGGTATCAACGCAATTATTCCAAGATAATGTAAGTATTCAATAGGGGTGAACTTAGATATTAATACAAATAATATACGAATAGGGATACATAAAAGTAAAAAAAGCAAAACCGTTTTCTTTAAAGTATCCATAATTATATATTGAATATATATTATTCTATATATGCTTACATATCATTTACATAATCATGTACACATTTATTATTACTTAATAGTGACCTAATTAAGGTTGGATCAGCATAATCTAATAAAACAAAACCCAATTTTTTAACATAACATATATCACTGTTACTACTACTACTTTGTTTAGAGCAATTTTGTTTTAAATAAGGATGCATAAATTTACAACTAATACAAGGAGGAAGACATCCTTTCCACAATAAAACATTTGTTTCAATCAAAGGAAATACATTTGTTTCAAACCATTTAATATCTATAACTTGATTATCATCGTCACTATTACCTTGTGTATTTACCATTTTTTGTTTATTAACAATATTGTTTTTAAGAAAGGTTTCAATATGTATTTTAGCAGCGTTAATAGTTCCAATATCCCAATTTTCACATCTATTAATAAAATTTGGATAAACAATTTTCACATCATGAATACAATCAATATCTAATCCCGTATTAACTTTATCTGTTGTAGCAATATTTTTATAGGTCTTGTAAAAATGACCATTAGGCATGATAATTGCTTTACCTCTTACATGTTTAAAACGAAGTTGATGTAATAATAACTTTTCGACACCTTCATAAGAATCATTTTTTTTAAAAACAAAATCTAAATCTCTTATTTTTTTCCACATAATATCTAAATCATTAAATTCCCAATTTTTCCGCGTATTCCAATCGGGTTTCATCATTATAAAAACGGTTTCTTTTGGATTTTCTTTTAAAAACGCATTTACCTCATTCATAATATCCATAAAAGAATAAGTAGATTCGAAATAGTGAACTATCTGATAATGTGAATTATTAGAACTATCACGAACCAATTTAAGTCTTAGGTCCAAACAACGAATACCATTGTTAAGTTGGTCAGTAATAGTTAAGTATTGACATTTAGACCATCGCCATGGAATACAATTTTTAATTTTTTTGGAAAAAACAGCACCAGAATTATGTGTTGCAGGAACAACATTTAAACTATCAAACAGAAAATAATGATCTGTATAGTTATCTTCCATCCACGAATTAAGAGTTATAGTATCATCTAACGGTACTACTTCCATACTACTACTTTTTTTTAAAATACTACTACGTCTTCGTCGTTGTGCTTTTTTTTTTAATCGATTACGTCTACCAATCATATAAATAATATTATGGATTAATTATTATATAAAAATTCATATACATATATAAAAATTCATATACATATATAAAAATTTATACGTTATATTACAAACAACTAGTTTATTAAATTATATATTTAATATATAGATATCACTATGATTAATTATTTATTATCAATACCTAAAACATATTTATTTGTTTTACTATCAGGATTTTCGTGGGCATTAATGTCGGTGTTTTCAAAATATTATTTGCTTAAAGCAATTCAACCAATGGAATTATATATAATAAGAATGGGATTTGGGTTTCCAATATTGGTGTTTTTATTAGTATTTTTATTTTCATTTAATATAATAAAAAATTCAAACACAAATTCAAATCAAAATTACTTAGAATATTTATTAAAAATAATAAAGGAAAAGACTACTGTTAAACTGTTAACTATATTTATTATATCAATTATAGCTGGTTTTTTTGGATTATATTCATTTTGGAAAGTATTGGAAAAAAATGAAGGGTTTTATTCGGTTGCTTTTATATTGCCGTTGTGGATGTTATTTACAACACTTATGTCGTATTTTATATTTAATGAAAAAATTACCACTATTCAATTTTCTGGCATATTCTTTATTTTAATTGGTTTAGTTATGTTAAATATGAAACCATAACGCAACCCACAACGCAACCCACAACGCAAATAACACCGAAACACGCAAATTATAAATTATATTAAATAAATTATAATTTTAAACAATAATCTCATGTTGAATATCTTTAAAACAGTCTTCAACACCTAAATCATAAATATAATTTTTCTTTTTCTTTTTTAGAAACTCAGACCAACATTTCTTTTTACCACCATCATATTCAAAAGCATATTTATTATCGAGAAGCCATTTTGAAATATCTTCTTTATGAATAACTATATTTACAAGTAATCTACCATATTTATCAAATGTATCACATTGAATATAAACCATTTTTCCCAATATTTTTTCTCTTAATTTATCTCTAACAAAATAACCTAATTTTTTTTCCATTTGATTTGTAGTTTTTAATTCAGGAGTATCAACTCCATTAATTCTACAATTCCATTTATATAATTTCTTAGAACCAGAACCAATAATAGGAAATACAACTTTAATTGTATCTCCATCATAAACCGATACTACTTTACACATTGTTTTAATTCCTTTAAATGATAACATTTCCACAGAATCATCAACCTTATCCCAATTAACAAAATTCTTCATATAAATATCATTAAAAATTGAACTACTATTATTAGTTTTACAACAATTTCCCATTTAATTAATATAGTTAATTAGATTTAATATTATTCAATAATTAATTATATAACAAATGTTTCGATTGCTGTTTTATCAGAATCCAAATTAGAAACAGGATCAAAAGCAGATTTTGATACAAACCCAGTAATATATGAAAAAGTTACAAAGTACATTAATTTATTAATATATTGAAAGTTAAAACAACCTTTATTATAAACCATTACTAAAAACAAGGTTAAATAAATAACAGCAGCAATAATAGTAGACATATATCTATTTTTAAAATTGGTTTCTTTTTTAAACATCCACAAAAATATATCCATGACATTTAAACTATTACCAGTAAGTTTATATTCAATAGAAGAAATGACACATCCATCTAATAATAAAAAGCAAGAAAATACTCCCATAACAAAAATCCATAAACACAAAGCAATAAAAGGAGGTGAAAAATAAGCTGCTAAAAATAAATCAAATGGTAATCTAAAATGAACAATTTTAATTATAAGACACGCTAATTCCAATGGAATTCCCGATTTTTTAATAACTTCAACATGTTTATTAACAATAAAATCTTTTATTTTTTTTCGAATACCCTTAATCTTAATTTTGGTTTGATTAATAGGACTATTTAATATTTTACTTTTATTTTCATCAACCATATTTTTATTTTCACGACTTTCATTTTCAATTTCCGACATACTAATGTCAATCTTGTTATTATTATTCATTAAATAAAATTAATATTAATTATAATAACATTTAACGATTAAAATTAATTCGTATATAATTAAGTAAATATATATCATTTTAATATATCTAAAATACTAAAATGAAATCAAAACAATCAAATTCACCAATTCAAGATAGTATAAAAACAAATCAATTGTTTTGGATATATATTTTAATATCTATATTTTCAATATCTTATTTTACAATGGGAAATACAGTATCGTCTTATGTATCAGGGATATATACATATTTATTTATGGCTTTTTGGGGATATTTAATGCATTATATATCCCATTCTTATAACTTTACTGAATTGTATCAACAATCTACAAATTTTATACTTAAAAAATGTCATAATATTTCAATCATAAATAAAATAATAGAAACCATATTAGAAATCACTATTGATTTTCACGCAATAATTCATCATGATTCATCGATAAATCGCAATCCAACAAACGTTATTATTGAATTTATCCAAAATTTCCTAACACAAGGAGGATTTTTAATTATTTTAAATAATTATATTTCTCCAACATTTATAATATCTCTTAAATCATCCGTAAATCCTTTCAAAATATTACTAAATAATAATATTTTATTGTTATGGGCATTATTTTATGCAACCGTTCATAATATTAATTATCGAATTATCGAATCAATAGAACACGAAAACCATCATAAAGATGAAAAAACTAATTATGGGATAGATATTGTAGATATTATCTTAAATAGTAAATACAATACAAAACATAAATCAAATATTCCTATAACAATAGAAGATCATAATCATGCAGCAATAAATATAGTAATCATAACCATACTAATTTTATGGCCATATTTAAAGTAATTAGTTATCATCACTACATATACAATCATGTAGTATACCAGCGCACCAAAAAACGATACAAAATCCAATCAAAGCACCTAATATACCAAATCCTATAAAATGTCCAACAAAATGTTCTCCCAATGATTGACACCAATAATCCACAGGACCTATTTGAAAAAACAGTGTTATCGTTCTACCTATTAATATTATAACGGCAAAAATCATAGTAATCACAATAATAAACATAATCATCGCCAAACATAATTGTAGTATATCAGAAACAAATGTTATAACTTCTTTATTACAATATTTATTACAACATTTTTCACGACAATTATTTTGAAACTCTTCCTGTTCTAATTCAGAATCCGAATCAGAATCCGGTTCCGAACTGGAACTATTATTTATATCTATAATAACACTTCTTCTACAATTGGGGCATTTATTTTCTAATTTTAAAACTTTTTCTTTACAAGTTAAACACAGTGGGTAGTCACAATTATCTAATTCACATATATAAACATCATCTTTGGTTGTACAACAATGACATTCTAAATGCTCCTTTGTTTCCACAATTTCCATTACTTATCTTTTATCAATATCCTTATATAGTTTATGAAATTGAATAATGATATATAAATTACACATAAACCCAAAAATATATAAATATATAGATGAAAGATATAATTGCTTCTTCATGCGTAGGAATAGGTCAGGTAATAATAGGACATCCATTTGACACAGCAAAAATACTTATTCAAAATAAAAAACAATGGTTTCCTTTGTCTTTATCTCGTTATTATAAAGGATGGAATTATCCATTATTTTACTCTTCTATTTTCAATGTATCTTGCTTTACGATCCATGAGCGTAGTTATAAATATACACAAAATCATTTTATTTCTGGATTACTTAGTGGAATGTTTATATCTCCATTAGCGTATGTTCTTGAATCATTTAAAATAAAATATCAAATAAACAATAAAACCCACTCTCAAACTATAAAATTCAATAATAGTATAATAAAACAAACCATAAAGCAAATTAAAACAACAAATGGATTACCTTCACTTTCTGCAAGAGAAACATTGGCTATGGGTGTTTATTTCCAAACCTATCATGAGTTAAAAAAACATATAAATAGCACATTAATATGCGGTGGATTAACTGGTATTACCGCGTGGACATTAACTTATCCAATGGATGTTATAGCGTCTAGACAAATAGCGCAAAATATTAAATTTAAACCAGCATTTCTACAAAAAAATTTATGGAAAGGAATAAATGTATGTTTAACAAGAGCAATGATAGTAAATGCCGTTAACTTTAAAATATATGAAAGTGTGATGAATAGTAAACATTTATCATTTTTGGATTAATCATATCCAATTTCATCATATTCATCAATATTAATATATCGAGGACGCATGAAAAAACGACCACACATTCGCATACTAATAAAAATAGTCAATGTAACACCAACAATAATACCAACTAATAAAATATCCATTTATATATCAAAAATAATATAAAAATTATATTATTTTTATTTATCTTACCAACGTTAAATTAAAGGTTGAATCTTTATATTCCATAAATTCTATAATATTCGGTATTTAATTTATTGGAAAGCAAGAATCTTACAACATCACTTCTTTTCCCATCTGTTTGTTTAAAGACACGGTAAGCTTCATTTAATCCAGTTTTAATTTCTTCTTCCTTAATATAATTTACCCTTTGAAATTTATCAACAATCGAAGATGGGAGAGATAGCATATATCGTTTATAATCACCTGTATAAACATTCAAATACAATCTTATCATAAGACCCCTACTTTTCCATATATCTTGTGGGTGATAATTTTTAAACATGTTTTTCCTATACCATTGTTGTAACTTTATAACTGATTTTGTTTGTATTTCAAATCTTTTTTTATAGTATAATTTATTTGTGAAATAAATAGGAGATACGTAATCATATGTAGAAATATGAAATAATAAATCGTGTGGAATACGAGACCCTAATATAGACATTGTTGAATGATATAAAAAAGATAAGAATAAAAGTTATCAATTTAAAATAAAATAACAATATATATTAATATGAGTTGCTCAACTCCAAGTGGTGGTCTAAGAAAACAAATTATATCTCAATTATGTGTTTTAAATATAGATAATACATCAGAAAAGCTTATTAATTTTTTTGCTAAAAAAAACCAAATAACTAATCAAGAAACGATAAACCATAGAGATGAAATTTTTCAAAAAATAAAAGATAACGCAAATTTAACACAAGGACAAACCGTATTAAGTAATATAACAAGGCGTTCTTCTAAAATAATAAAGCATATAAATGATAATAAAGTAAAGGCAGTATTTAGTGATATATCAGTATTAAACGATGGTATAATGAAAAAAGTAAATCAACAAGAAAGGGAAGATTTGATAAGGAAAATATCTAAAATGACGGTTGGAATGGATCCATTAACTGTAAAAAAGATATTTGAAGAAGTAGAAGAGAAAAACAATAATGAAATAGATCCTATTGAACTAGCAAAAATCAAAAAATTAATAGCAAATATGTTTGATTATCAAGGCAATCCTTTATCACAAAATCAATCAGCAATCCCTGGATCAGCCCAACAAATGATGAATCAAGGTAAAGAGATGGTAAATAATTTAAAAAACAAAGCAGTTGGTAAATTAGCAAAAAAAATGGGTATGGTGAATATACCTATGAACAAGCAACAAATGTTTAAAAAAGTGACAAACGCAAAATTACAACAAGGAGGTAAATCAAAAACACATAAAAACAAAAATAAAAAAAAACGTAAAACCCTCAAACTAAGATAAAATAATTTAAATTATTAAGTAAATTATTTTATATACTACAACAATCATCATAAACACAATGACTACTACTACTATCTAAATGTAACAACAATTCATCAACACTTTTATTGTAAACATTAATAGAAACATTAATAATACATGAAATATGTTTAATAATAGAAACCGATTTTTTCAATAAACAAGTAAGAACCATCTTTAAATATTTACCAATATCAAATTTTATTTGTTCTATAAAATCACTATCTAAACTAAATACACAATCTTTATTTTCACACTTATTATGATGTTTTAAATAAAATATATATCCTAATAAACAAGCAAAAACCAAAATAATTAATGTAAGCATGAAAATATAACCAACGATACTAGATAAAATACCTAATCCTGCACCTCCTACCATACATCTAGCACCAGCTCCATGATGAAAAATATGATTTTTATTTGGATAATTCATATTCATCATATGAAAAGGGTCTTTATGTTTTATAGGATCCATATTTTTAATATCATCCATATGCTTCATAAAATCACTTACATCTATTTTTTCTAAATGTGTTTTCAAGTTTTTTAATATATTATCTATATTACCACCGATTTTTAAACCGACATTAGGGTTTAATTTGAAATTATTATCAGTTTGAATAAAAGCATCCTTTTTTTCCATTTAAATTATAGTTATAATTTATATTTATAATTTAAATTAACAAATCACCCCATTGTCTTTTATATATTGTTCAAAATTGTCAATACTCATTTTATATTTATCGTCACAATCACTGCAGTCATTTTTACAACAATTATTTTTAATGGAAGGATGGTTATCAACCAAATCATCCAACCAGGTCATTAAATTATTTACACTAAGACCATCATCATTTTGATCCAAAATCAAATCAAAACAACTATCAGACACATCATCTAAATCAATTTCAGCATCAGAATCTAATCCTAATATATGTTCTTTACTATTACTATAAGTTTGTTTTAATCGCTTTATTTGCTGTTCCTTAGTAATATTTAGTTTTACTAATTTCCATCCTTCTTTTTTTAAAGCATTCATTTCATTTTTAAAACGTAAATCATCAATGATAGCAAAATCAACATTGTTACTTTGTTTTAATACATATTTAGTCCAAACATGAGGGTCAATCTCTCTCATTTTTTGCCCAACATCCACATATAATTTTCTATTTTTATGTTTTCGTTGAATTACATTATCATTTTCTACCATATGAAATTGATCCAAAAACAAATCATGTGTTATTGACTTTAATCTTTCAGCAAAACTAAATAATTTAAATTGTGGATATTTTTGTTTTATTAAATTAGAACAAAAACTTTTACCACTGCACATTTTACCTGAAATAGCTATTTTAATGACCATTTTAATTACAATAAGATATTAATTTCTATTTAAATCTATTTTAAATAAGTTATCAACGCTTAAATAAGTTGTTTTTTTTTATTGATAAAATAAATTTGAATAAAAATGATTAACGCATAAATAAAAGAAGCAATAAAAACAATAGCGATAGGATTATGTAAATTTAAATAAAGAAGCATAAGCATAATAACCCATAATATACCACCAATAACAGACCCATTGACAAAATCAACTCCTTTATCTAAATCACTTTTAAAATCTTTATTTGTTCCGCCATTATAAATAGAATACAAATACAAATAATAAGCGCCAAATGGGAGAGATCCGTAAAGTAATCCACTTAAATAAGAACTATAAAACTTGGAAATATAACCAGATATAGCAATTAATAATCCACCTGCAATAAAATTATATATAAAATCAGTATCAAATTTAAAGTTTATAATATTTCTACTAAATTGTTTAAGATTTTGAGTAATTGTAGTCATTTAATATAAAAACAGAAACAAAAATAATAAGCAATAAACAATAATAA